TGTGTATGTAGTGCGTGTATAAATTGAGATGCTGCTCAGAATCCGATGTCACATCGATTCGCCATTTGGCAACCTTTTGCGAACACGTAGTCGCTTCTGGGTTATCACTCCAAACCCAGCGAATACCCGCACCTTCCTCTGCACCGTTGTAACACGTTTTGGCATCGTTCGGGAAAATCGTTCCTACACAAAGGAGATAATCTTCTCCTTGTTCGACATCGTTGGGATTCGAAGAATCCCAACTCGGGGTATTCATGTTGTTGGCCCCTGATGACCCACCGCCGTCACCGTCGCCGTCGCCGTCGCCGTCGCCGTCGCCGTCGCCGTCCGCGGGTGCGATATCACCCCCTGGGATCTGTAAACACTTGGCACTATCAAAGAATGCACCATCAAACGTACCACCTGTACATGTCCAATACCCAGTGAGTCCCATGATGACCATGAAACAGCAGCATAATACGAGCACTATGATGATACCTCCTCTACCTCCTCCACCTCCTCCACCTAAATTCATCGGACGTCTATACATCTTATACTATACTGGTAAAAAAATTACTTCCCCTGTCTAACTTCAACCTTGCGACCTTCCTTGTCATAGTAAAAGTACGTACTCTTGGTCTGGGTGGAGTAGTACACGGCGATCGCGATGATCACCGCCGTGAGAGTAAGAACAACACGTGTCTGAAACATTTATAATCTAATGAGATTTTTTCTTGATGTACTATAAGAATGTCCGATGATGCGGACTACATAAACACGAACATCCTGGGTTCGGATAATATCGGGGCACAAATAGCACAGGATATCATCGTGACGACCGTGGTGACGAGTCTCGTAGAAGATGCCGTGCGGGGTACTGTGTATAATTTTGGTGGTAAGCAAGCATTACAGGCTGGCTTCGGACGGTTCGATTCATACTTTACCAAAGAGATGGTTGAAAAGTTGTCCAAGGCGTCGACTCAAAAGGTCACTGGAAGTATCTCACAAAAACTCGGAAAGACCTTCGCGAAACGTTCCGCGAAAGCTGCTCTCGGGGCACTCGGTAAGACGGCGACGACCGGTGCTGTTCGAGCGGGTGCGACGACTGCCGGTGGGTGTACCCTGGGTCCAGCTGGATGTGCCGCTGGTGCGGCCCTGGGTGGTATGATTTTCGTGGCGGATCTCGCTTTCACGGTGTTCACGACCATTCAAGATATTCAAGATAAGTCTGGTATTCTAAACATTTTTCACAAGGCGGAAATCGAAGCGATCGCGAAAGACTTTAAAGATTCTCTGAACGCTGGGTACGCCGAGATGGGCTACCCCGATCTCATGGAAGAGGAAGTGATGTTTTACCCTGAAAACTTCGTATTTGACTTTAAGGATGATGGGAGTATCACACTTGATCCAAATAACGAATGGGTTCAGAAATATGTCGAATACAGAAACGAATATCTCAAAAATAACGGTGTCGCCGATGGTTGGGAACAAAACATTCAGCCAGAGACTACTGAAGCTCCCCAGAACGTATTAAACAAACCAAAGGGTGGGAGTTCTGTACTGTTGTCTCTCTCTTCATCGTGTATGTGCCTCCTTTTATTATTTTCATTACTATTAATATAAGGATGAGTAAGCCTGCTCCAACATCAGATGACTTGACAGCAGCTCATTACTACGCGATGTCCAAACTCTGTGGAGAAATACCAGAAAAGTTTGGACGGGCTGGTCGGACAGAGTGGGATGACAGGGAAAAGGTGTGTCGCATCACAGAACAAGGGTGTAACGCCAGTGTGACCAACCCGATTTCTCAACCCATGTTTACATCGAGTGGAGACTATAGAAGTCTCACAAAAAATCACGTGACCTATGGAAAGTTTTGGGAAAAGAATCCACCAGGTTTTTACGTTTGGAAAACGACGAAAAAGAGTCCGAATAAGAAGGTGTGTGCCCGTGCAAACTTTTTACTTTGGCAGTGGTGTATGATGCCTCGAACACGTGCGGACAAAGAAGTTCCGGGTGTCACGAATACACCTCGATTTGAGTACAACATTCGAAACGGTAAAGAGGAATGTTACATTCCAAAGCAGTACTGCGATTCGAAAGGTGTGAGCTACAACGCGAACGAAAGGGATTGCTACGTCTCCGATTCCCAAAAGATTCTTGAGTTTTTCACGGGTTCAGTACTCATTCGAAAACAACGTGCGAGTGACAAACGTCTCAAGGATAACATCATGCTTCTCAAGGAAGACTTTCCCGTGAAGGGCACGAACGTGTACACGTGGAAATGGAATGACATCGCATCTATGTTGTACGGTCTCTCGGGACACGATATCGGTTTCATCGCAGATGAACTCGACCCAAGGTACGTAACGTCAGACGAACATGGATTCAAACACATCAAAACAGAAATGAAAGATGAGTACATGCTCCAACTCGCAAAGTTTTTACACATCAAAGAACAATTAAAAAATCTTTTGGTATAATAAAACGATGGGTCGTTTCGACTGGGTAGGAAACCTTATTGGACGTGGTGGCCGTGGTGGTACCAAAGCTGACCTCAAGCGGACGTTCGGTGCTATCAGTGATGGCTCTACCGATGCCGCTGGTAGCCGTGGAGCCACGCGTGCCACCTCTGAAACCGATTTACAAAATACTAAAACAGCCCAGAACGCTCAGGCGATTCAGGAATCACCAACCACCGAGGCTAAGAACTTGGCCAATCAGAAGAATGTGCAAGATGCCGCCAAGACGAAGAAGGATGATCTCGCGAAACTCGGTCTCAAGGGTGCCGCGGGTGTTGCCGCACTCATGATTCTCACAGGAGAATCCAACCCTATCGCAGCTGTTCAAGCGGCGGTCGAAGGTGCCCAATCGGCGGCTGAGACCGCGCGTAATGCCGCGAGTGGTGGTCTTAATATTATCGATCAATTGATTTCTTTCTTCACCAACTTTGGTCTGTACATTTGTATCTGTTGCTCATGTATCATCTTCCTCATCGCCATCTTCATGATCATGTAATTAAAATCCGTTCGTGATTATTCCATCCACTCCGTACCTATACATGTACTCGAGTTCTTTGTCCTCTTTGTGTGTGTATGTAAACACCTTGATATCTTTCATTTTACAGTAAGATATGAAGTGATGATCCAAACATGTCCAGTGAAGGACGACTGCAGAGAGACCTCGGGTGATCATGTCGTACTCGTCGTCACTAAACGTCGTCTCGAACGTTGAACCCCTTTGAAACTCTCGCGGAAGACTGTGTACCAATTTACGATTGAAACTACAGAAGAATACGTTTCGGGTCGGTTCTTTTTCGTAAAATGTGGAGAGTGCTTTGATGATATGGTAATTATTTGCTTTTATGTCGATGATGAGAAGTGTTTTCCTAACTTCTGGAACTTGATCGTACACATCTCTCAAAGTGCACACCCCCTTCTCCCTCAAATGTTCGAGTGTCGTGTCTCCGATGAAATGATCACCGAGATACACATCATGGTGGAGGACAATTTCTCCCGTTCCACATAATTGTACATCAATCTCTACTCCATCATAGTCTCTATGAATCGCTTCTCGAATAGCTTCGATACTGTTGTCTCTGTATTTGAGGGAATATCCACGATGTGCGATACACTTCATCCTGACTTAAAGATGTGTCTGTCCTTTATATTAATGATATTAAGTATTGATGTCGGTATAAGGAATTTGGCGATGTGTCTCCTGGATGAAAAAAGTGGTAACCTCGTTCGCGAATGGGATGTAGATGGGATTCCACCACAACACGCGGACGGTGTCTACATCGCCATGCGAGACCATCTCGACACCCGACCATGGGTTCTCACAGCGGACACGATTCTCATCGAGAAACAACCCGATCGGAATAAGAAGATGGTGAGTGTCATGCACTTCCTCCATGCATACTTCATTATCAGGTGTCCTAAAGCTGAAACAATCCTGTATGATGCTCGACACAAGATTCCAGATGTCGCCGGACCTGGTAAAGCGCAATACAATAAGAGAAAGAAGGTTTCCATAGAGAGGTGTGAAGCGTTTATTCGGAATGGACCCACGAATGCACACTGGATAGACACCTTTATCAAGTCCAAAAAGAAAGATGACCTCGCAGATACTGTCATGCAGGCACTCTCTTTCGTCAACAGGGTTGAGGTCACACCGGCATCTAAAAAGAAAAAGACCACAAAGTTGGTGGCACGTCGACCGAATGAAAACCAAAAAGCTACCAAGTATTCCAAGTGTAATTTAGCGTGGATTTATTTGAATAAACCTGAATGTGAAGTTCTTGAGAATAACAAAAGATTCATGAAAGATCTTAAAAGGTACTACAGGGACCTAAGTGAATTGATTAGAGAAATAAAATAGAAAAATGAGTCTCACCATTCGAATGTCCGCTACTCCCCAAAAGCCCAACATCGACAAGATCATCAAGAGTAATAAACATCTTAGGGCTGCAGCGCATTCTTCAAAAACGAATAGGAAACATCATCGTGTCGCAATCGATCAACTTGATTCATTTTTGGATCTCATCGATGATGCAATCGACATCATGAATAATACTACAGTTGAGATTGAAAAGTCACAAGAGAAACTTTATGAGTTGTACGACTTTTGTGGAGAAGTCCCAATGGATGAAAGTTGTGATTATTAAAGATTAGAACGGATAGATTGTTATAATGGAAAAAGTTTTGGATCATGGATTCGTAGAACTCGTAGAGCACATGCCCCAAGAAAATCTGGACAAAGCTATCGTAGATGGTGCGCGTGTCAGTTATCAAACCGGTACGAAGACGACACGTGGTGACCGCGGGCTCATTAGGTATCTCCTTCGACATGCACACACCAGCCCCTTTGAGTTGGTGTCCTTCAAGTTTCGTATCAAGGCACCCATTTATATTGCCCGTCAGTGGCTTCGGCATCGAACCGCCTCTGTGAACGAAATGTCCGCGCGGTACTCTATCGTCGATGAAGAGTATTACGAACCAGAGTTTTACAGGGGTCAATCTGAGGTAAATCATCAGGGGTCTGAAGGTGTCATAGAACTCGGTGATGAACTCAACGACATCATCTCCATTCAACAGAAGAACGCTTTCAGGACGTACCAACGTTTACTCGAGAAGGGTGTATGTAGGGAACAAGCGCGGGGTATCCTCCCCCAATCGACCTATACATCCTTCGTGTGGAAGATGGACCTCCACAACCTCATGCACTTTTTACGTTTGAGAATGGATGACCACGCCCAAAAGGAGATTCGTGACTACGCCAACGCCATCTTCAAATTAGTACAACCCCTCGTCCCCATCACGATGGATGCATTCATGGACTTCAGGGTCAACGCTATGCAACTCACGGGACCTGAAATTGAAGCGATCGCGAATGGGACGCCAATCGATTCACCAGGGGAACGGAGAGAGTTTGAGGAGAAAGTAAAGCGCTTAAAATTAAATGTCAACACAAAGTAAATGCTTGCCATTACAAACACTTTTACTGTGTTCGCCGCTGAGAAGAAGAACAAGGGATTCAAGAGGCTGAGTAAGAAGATCCAGAAGGAACGCGACGCCGACGTGGGTAAGATCAAAGAGAAGTTCTCTGATATTTTCCGTGATGAACAGCGTCGTTTGAAGGGATACTTTGATGAGCACAATAAACTGATCAAGAAGGATGATAAGCCCAAGAAGAGTGGTAAGAAGTCTATCGACTTTTACGAAAAGTAAGCCACAACGTACAGAAAACAAAAAACATCGCCAGGGGTGGATTGTCCCCAAATCTCTCAGCCAATAGAGCGCACATCACGCTGTACTGGACGAGCTTAATTTCCTGTTGTGTTTTGACCATCGAACGTTTCATGGACCCTCTCGACTTCTGAAGACCTGACACGGCTGTATTTATCTTGCTGATTGTTCCGGGTATTTCTGTTGTCTTCATGAATATGTCACCAACATCCACGGATTCTATGATTTGTTGTTGAATGAGGGGTTCCAGGTATGTGAAATAGTTAAAATCTGGATCCAGTTTGAGACAAATACCTTCGATCGTCGAAAAGGCTTTGGCGAGGTACACAAAACTACTGGGAACTACGAATGGTTTCTCAACAGCAAGTTGTGCGGCGAGATCATCGTTCACGATTCCGGAACCATCCAGAGTTTCCAAGTATCCCAAAATAGTTTCGAAGAAGAGTTCGATGTCTGAAACATCAGAAGACGTTGGAACGATCACACCCAACTTGACGAGCGTGTCAACTATACCAGCCGTGTCTCGCATAATTATGAAACCAAACAATTTTGTGAATCCATCTCTCAATTCTTCAGAGAGTGGTACGAGTAACCCAAAATCATAAAATACAAGTTTCCCCTTTGACGAAAATCCCAAGTTTCCCGGGTGTGGGTCAGCGTGGAAAAGACCATTATCCATAGTTTGAATAACATAGGAGTTAATCAGAGCTTCACAAATCTTCTTCTTGTTTACTTTTGGATCTGTGATTTCAGTCAACTTTGTGGAGGGTACATATTCCATGACGATCATCTCATCGTTTGAATACTTTTTGTAGACTCTCGGAACTTTTACCCAATCAACATCTTTCATACTTTTTCGAAACTTTATGGCATTATCAATCTCCTGTTGATAATCCGCTTCACCCAAGAGGTACTCGATGGACTCATCGAGGACCGAACCAGAACTGTTCCCCGTGTCGATACCCACGCGTTCTAGGAAGTGTACGATGTCACGTATGGTATCGGTATCTTCCTTCATGATATCCAGGATTCCCGGGCGTTTTAATTTTACAACAACTTTTTGACCGGTTTGGAGTACAGCCATGTGGACTTGGCCTATACTCGCCGATTTGAATGGTACAGGGTCAAACTCTTTGAAAATATCATACTTTACAGTGGTATCGAATTCCACGGGAGGAACATTATCTTGTAAAGATTCCAACTCTTTTGTAAATTCTGGTGGATAGAGATCCCCTCTCGTCGAAGCGATTTGACCTAATTTTACAAAGGTTGGTCCGAGTTCGAGGAGTTCCTCCTTCGTCCAACGACCAAGTTCGGATTTATTTTTTACAGTGGCATTCTTCCAGAGAAACTTACCAGCAAACTTCCACGTTTTAAGTTTTCTATTTGGAACTTTGATTGGTACATGTTGCGCAACACATAACATCCTATTACATGCCGAGGTTTTTTTCTATAAGCTATATAATATGGACTTTCTAAATCCTGTGAGTGGTAAAATAGAAAAGGTTCTTCGAATGCCTCTCGTATTTTCTCTCGTGGTGATGTACCAGGGTATTTTTTCACATAATGCCATTTACGTTCCAGACCGTGTGATGGCTATGTTTGATCATGGATGGTTCCGTCTATTTTCTCTTTTCATCATAGCCCTCGTCGTCACGAGTGACGTGGAGACGGCACTTATTTCCAGTCTCATTTTCATGGGTAGTCTCTACGCTCTCAAGACCCCCGAAGAACGTGAAAAAACTGGACTCATATAATTATGTTCGCTAAAAGTAGAATGAAAGTTCATATCGTCGGTGCTGGACCCACGGGTATGTCCCTCGCGTGGGAATTACTCAAGTCAGGTGAACACGACGTCACGGTGTACGATAAGAAAGTTTCAGCTGGTGGTTCATGGTGGGAACCCTCGGAAGATGTTCGCGATCTTCACGCACACCGCATCCTCTTTGATAAAGCATTCGTCAACACACAATCCCTCTTCTCAGAGATGGGAATCGGATGGAACGCGATGTTCGAACGCTCAAAGGAAGACTACTTCAATATCTTCACGGGAAAAGACTATCTCACCGTCTTGTCCATGTTCGCCCGTGTTCTCGCACAACCCACGAAATACAAAGGTATCTCCGTGAAAGAGGCGGTCGGTGAGGGAGAACATCCTATCATCGAACATTGGACACTCATCATGGATGGTGTCACGTGGGACAGGATGTCCGCCTACGAGTTTGTAAAAAATATTGATCACGTCGCACTCTCCAAGGCGTACACACAGAGGGTTTCAGGTAAAGTCATGTGTGACGCGATGGAAGACGCGGTTCTGAATGCAGGTGCAAACTTCATCTTTAACGTGGAACTTTTGGAAGTTGAATACGGGGATGATTCTTTTGTGGCCAAGTTTTCTGATGGAACAGTCATCGATGATGGTATGATCTTTCTCTGCGTCGACAACAGCCCAGCCCTTAAATTACTCGGTGATAACTGGGGACCAGACGCAGACAAAAAGGTTCGGGAAAGTACATACGGCGCGCTCAACGTTCTTCTCGACTATGAAGATCCGATCAAAATAAAAACAGATCTGGAAATTGCATCTACGACCGAATGGAATCTTCAACCCGTCGTTCTTTCAAATGGTAAAACTATTTCGTGTGTCATATGTGACATCACAGAAGAGATCTCCAAGACTGACCCAGAAACGTTAAAGGCTGAAGTACTCCGCCAACTCGAACTCCCAGAACCCAAAGAGATTCGTATCGGGTGGGGTGCAGAATGGAGAGGTGAAGCATGGGAAACGTCGCAATCTTCTGGCGTTCTCAGTCTTCATGGACAACTTCCCTTCTTTGGAAAGTGTTCAAAGGTTGCCATGTGTGGTATGATGTCTCCTAGAAATACACCGTATTCGAGTATAGAGGCGGCAGTGGAAGTTTCGAGATCCCTGTGTCACCAACAGTTCGGCACGAGAGAACCACTCCAACCCATAGTTATCTCCCAAGTTGTACTTTTTGTGGTGGTACTACTTATAGTTTTAGTTTTACTGTATCGTAACAGAAACCAATGAAGTTCATGACAAAAGTTCATGAACCTATGTACGAGTTTAACAATAAAAAGTATATTCGTTTTATAATTCCCTCGAAAGTTTCAGAAATTATAGAACGAATGCATACTCAACGCTGGCACTTTCTATCGAATCAAAACTTGGACATTCCGCTCGACGGAAACATTTTGACAGTCAAAGTTCCATTTCGGTACCGAAGAGTTATGTGTGAAGTCCGAGGACGACCCGTACAGTCTCTTATAAAGGGGGATGAAGTGGAAGTCGAGGTGGACTTCAAAGGGTATTGGAATGTAGGAAATCACTCGGGCTTCTCTTGGATACTCTCGAGTTCCTCAACCTCCTGAGTGGGATCCCGGGGAAGATCGATCTGAGTGAGACCACCCTTCTTGAAACCCTCAAAAGTTTGAAGCATACCTTGAAGCCTGAAGACTTCCTGGGTCAGCTGCTCGATGTTCATACGAAGCTTCTTAATATTTTCATCAACGTCTACGATAGGCATCTTGTACGTATTTAAAGTTTATCATCTTTAAATAAGTATGCTCACTCGAACTGGATACTTGGTGACTGAGGGACCAATCCAGGAAATTAAAAAAGAACTTACCGTAAGACCTATCGTCAATGGGGACTTTGGATTTCCTCCACCACCTTTCAAAGTTTTTAGACCATCTAAGAACGGAGTCTGCGTTCCAAGATTCTATGGAACTGATAAGATGGGAGAGCCCAAAGAGGATCGTCGGCCAGAACCCACTCGTATCCGAACCAAATTCGCTGGACAGCTCCGTGACACCACCCATCAAAACGAAGCACTGGCAGAAGCACTTAAAGCAGGCCATGGCGTCCTTTCTCTACCATGCGGCTACGGTAAGACGACGGTATCCCTGGCCATAGCGTGTAAGTTGGGATACAGGACCATGATCATCGTTCACAAACAGTTTTTGGCGGACCAGTGGCGGGAACGCATTCAACAGTTTTGCCCCGGTGCGACGATAGGTGTCGTCCAACAGAACAAAAAGGAAGTCGATTGTGACTTTGTCATAGCGATGCTCCAATCTCTTTCCCTCAAAGAGTATTCATTCACAGACTTTGAAAGTATCGGGACGTTGATTGTTGATGAAGCCCATCATATATGTGCCAAAGTGTTTTCCCAGTCCCTTTTCAAAATGTGCCCAAAACATATCTTTGGACTTTCGGCAACACCCGAACGCAAAGATGGACTCACGAAAGTTCTTCATTGGTTCATGGGACCCACATTTTTTGCGGTTGAACGTAAAAATCAGGGACAGGTTGAAGTCTTTCCAGTGACATTCGATTCACCCAATTATAGGAATCCTCCACCCTCCATGAGAAATGGAAAAATCTCGATGCCCAACATGATCACAGAACTCGTCGAAGATCGTCGTCGAAACCAAATGTTAGTTGAACTCGTGAAAAAAGCTTCAGCGGGTACGAGACAACTTCTGGTCCTCAGTGACCGTAGACATCACTGTGAGTTTCTTCATCAGTGTTTTCCAAAAACTTCCGGACTCTACATGGGTGGCATGAAGGAGGCGGCACTCCAGGAATCTTCAAAGAAGAAAATCATCTTTGCCACGTTCAGTCAAGCCCATGAAGGACTCGATATTCCCACGCTCGATACAGTTATTTTGGCATCACCTAAGTCGGACATCACACAAAGTATTGGGCGTATCATGAGAGAGACGAAAGGTAAAAAGAATGAACCACACATTTACGATGTCCACGACCCCTGGTCAGTTTTCACGGCCATGTATTACAAGAGAATGAAAGTGTACCGTCAAGGTGGATTCAAGATTCATGGCAAACACGTCGAGGAAAAGAAGAGCGACTTCCCTCAGGGAAGATGTTTGTTTTTATAATCTAAACATCTATTAAATGTCTGGTGCATTAATACAACTCGTCTCCAAGGGTGTTCAAGACGTGTATCTCACGAGCGACGAGGGGCATTCATTCTTTCGTATGAAGTTTACGAGACACACAAACTTTTCTCAAGCCCCAAAGTTTATAAAGACGATCGATTCGAATGACACGTCCATCACTATTCCAGTTTTGGGTGACGTCATCAACGGTATTTGGTTCGAATCTGGTGACACGAGTAACACGAACATCGCATCGAATCTTTTTTACAACTCGACCATCGATCTCTTTATAGGTGGTCAAAAGATAGATTCTCAGCATTACGATTATTACAGTGAGATTTGGCCAAACTATTTGGCGGATACGTACAACAAGTCCCAAGAACTTAATAATAAAGCGTCTACGTCGAATCAAACATTTGTCCCCCTTCACTTTTTCTTTTGTGACCACAAGGCATTTTTACCTTTGGTCGCACTTCAGAATCATCAGGTTGAACTCAAGATTACCTTTGACGAAGCAAACCTTGCGAGTCTATCAGAAAATGAAAAACGAGCCAAAATGTTTGGCAACTATCTTTACCTGGATAAAGAAGAACGAGAATCACTCGTGAAACGAACGATCGATTTTGTCATCACACAGACACAACGTGTTGAGTATCCACTCGAGAGTGTCTCGGATAACACGAGTCAATCGGGTGGATACAACGACCTGGACATTTCCATTTTTAATCATCCCGTCAAGTCCATCTTTTTTGGGTACGGAACTTCGAGTCCCAACTTTGCTCAGGATCGTTTTTCGTTTCGAACGGCTGATATGTATGTGAACGGTACACCTCTACTCGAAAACATGAGTGCCACCTATTTTCACACGGTCCAAAACTATTACAAATCGTCATATGGCCAAACAGAGTTCGACGTAGATACACACACCGGTGTCTACACACGATACTTCGTGTACCACTTTTGTCTGAATGCATCCGACTATAATCCATCTGGTACGTGTAACTTCAGTCGTATTGATAATGCCAAACTGATACTCAGGGGTGTCGAAAAGGGTGAACTACGACCAGCGAATCAACCCGTGTACGTGTACGCAGTAAACTATAACGTCCTTCGCATCAAGGATGGTCTCGCCGGAATTTTATTCGGCAACTAATGTATAAATGGGTAAGCTCGTAAAAGCTGGTCAGATTTTCGTGACCAGTCTGGATGCAACACCCAGAGAGACCGATATATTGACGGGTCTCGCGAGTATTGATGCTGGTGAGATTACGGCGGATGAAATTACAGTCTCGAATCTGAACATCACGGGTGAACTCGTGGCAATCGCCGAGACTGTGCAGTTCGCGGGTACGACAAATGTATTTCGTATGACGGCTACACAGGTTGGTATCGGAACAGACAATCCCATTAACGAATTTCAGGTGGGAACTGATAGTTTCGTCGTGAACCGAAATGTTCAAAATCTGGTGACTGTCCGTGGCAACGTGGCGACGACAAACTTATTCGCTTCGAGTACGATTAAGACTACGAACGACAAGTTTTTGGTGGAGAGTGGTGCTTCAAACGTTGTGAAGGTGACAGGAAATACATTCTCTTCGAACCTGACTGTTGGAACGCAACTCGTCGTGGGTTCTGAAGTCACGGCTGGCACGGATGCGAACGTGGCTGTTTTCAAAAACGGTAACGTGGTCGTTCAAGATGGCTTTCTTCGGATTTTTGGTGACGTGGACATTACCGGTAACTTGGCCATCACAGAGATTCCCGCATACACGAGTGTGAATAACCTCGTGGTGTCGAATGCTGTCATTCAGATGGGTACTGGTAATAACGGTGCATACGATACGGCGGTGCTCATGGTGGATGAACCAGGTGCCTCCAATATCTTCCTCGGGTACACACAAAACGATGATACGTTTAAACTATCGAGAACTTTCGGTGGACCGGAGACGCAGACGTTTACTCTCGATACGTCCAATACGACAAACCTTCACATCTTTGGTGAGTTTTATACGCAAAACAGCGTAGGTATAGCGAATGCTTCACCTATGCACACACTCGCGGTAGGATCAAATCTTTATGTGGACGATACTGCGGGTACGTCCAACCTTCTGTATGCGAATGGGTACGGATACTTTGAAGGTTTACGTATCGGTGACAACGGCCTGAGGGTTGGTGACCTCATTACCATGGACGCCGATGCCCCCATCCCCGTGGTGGTGAACTCCATCATACAATCCGATGGTCTCCGAACCACCGGTGCACTCCCAGCGGGTATCGCAAACTCTTCACCCGTGGACACTTTGTCGATCGGTGACGTCATGTTCGTGAATACCTTTAGTGGAAACGCGTTGACAATCAACGGAAACACCGTGACATCTCGTCTCATCACAGAATCTATTCGTGTCCAAGATTTCATCGAAGTTGAAGGTGATTCGGGTATCACCTCTGTGGCGAACGTCCTCATCCACGCAGATACGGGTGGACCTGATACAGCGTCCAACGCTGTGACTATCGTCTCTGGACCTGTGGCGTCGAACACATCACTCATCAACGTTTTCGGTGCGCGAACAAACCCTGAGTTTCAGATGCTTCAGTTCATGACAAAGAAAACTGAACGCATGCGCATATCTTCCGAAGGAAACGTGGGTATCGCGAATACCTCTCCTACGGACAAACTCACGGTGGGTGGTACTGTTCGTGTGATAGGAAGCAACGCATTCACGATGGGAAGCGCCACGAATTACATGAAGGCCTATTCTGATGCGAGTGGAACACAAACAAAGATTGAATCACGTGTGGGTACCGGTAAGGGTCTCAACTTCTACGCGAGTACCACAGATACGATGGGTCCAGCCAAGATGACGATCCTCGAGACGAGCAACGTGGGTATCGGAGTGACGACTCCCCAGGGTCGTCTTCATACATCTGGTGGAACTGTATTCGTGAACACACCGATAGAAGATGGTCACAACCATTTAACCACACCCCTCGTCGTGACAAACACGAGTGGTATCACGAGTGTCACGGACGATAAAGCCGTTTTGGATTTGTCGCGAAATGCTACTGGAAGTAAAGCGGTGCGTGCGACGTTCAAATTAGGTAAGTATCAGTTTGGAGGAACGACATCAAAAACAAAATTGGATCTGTATCTCGCGGATGCAAACTACGCGGATGAAGTGGATATCATGACGTTTCAAGCCGATGGTCGCGTGGGTATCGGTTCGACACAACCCGAAGCGTTCCTCGAGGTTGTGAGTACTGGTATAGGAAATGCTCGAACGAACAGTCTCATGGTACATAATCACGGTGAGACAGGTGCGGGAGATGCCATCTTGGCAGCGCAGACAGATACACTCGATGGAAATACGTTCATTTCATTCATTCAAACGGACGGTGATGATGATCCTCGTGGTTGGACGACTGGTGTGACTGGATCGACTGGTGACTATAGGATCACTTCCAACGTTGATGCTGTATCCAACATTGCGTCAACTGCGGTGTATATAAACGGCCTCACGTTTGATGTGGGTATAGGTACAGATACACCCCGAGGTAAACTCGAAGTCAACGGTAATGTTGTCATCGGTAACCAACTCATGTTTGGTGGTGTGCTCAACGACGAATTTGGTAATGCCTTCATTCGAGAGCGGTTATACGATTCTGATAACGGTATTTCAGAACTTTTATTATTCAAGGGTACGGATTCAACTTCCGGTGCGGGTCCCGATAGGATTCGTCATATAGCGGCGGATCATTTGTTTCAAGTATATTCAACAAATACACCGATCAGTGGATCACTCGTAGAAGATGCGATCGAAAACAGTTCATCCCTGTCCAGAGCCATGTTGATCAGTAATAACGGTAAAATCCTCATGGGCGATCCAAACCCGACACGTGAGGCGGCTTTAGAAGCGGGTACAACCTTATTCGTAAACGGTGGTTTAGAGTTTGGTGAAACACAGAAAATCAAATTCGGTAAATTGGATATTTTCACATCCGGTGGTCTTATTAACACGATCGATAGTTTAGACACGTCTCCCATAGTGTTTAAACAAAACGACACAGAGTATCTTCGCTTCACACATGAAGGTCTCGTGGGATTCGGAACGAGTGTGCCATCAACGAATGTGCACATCTATTCGGGTGTTACGGCGGATATTGACGTCCTCAAACTCGAAAGTCCCGGGATAAACAAAAAGACTGGTATTTCTTTGAATACGAACGATGGGTACGGTGGGTACATACGAGGATATGATCAACTTGGATCCATTCATGGTATCGTCGTGGGAGGCACGAATAACACAGTGGAGGCTGATGGTCTTCACGTGATGCACACGAGTAATGTCGGTGTCGGGACATCTACACCCGCCACAAAGTTTCACGTGTATGATGGTGTCGCTCGCGTAGAGACCACCACAACGAGTAATGCAATCCTCGAATTAAAGACGACTGGAGGTACATCAAACATTCTCTCAACCCCGACCGGAAACGTCTTTGTGAATCCATCCTCGGGTGAGATGATCATCAACAGTAATCTCGAAGTCACCGGTAATCTTGAGATTGATGGTAAGATTGATCTGGGTAACCAAGTCGCCGTTGATTTAGGTGGCGCAGATGCGAACACAGCCCTTCACGTGGGTGGTGGATTCATCTCAGGGTCAAATGAGGTGGCGTGTAAAAAGTATTCAAAGACGTTCACACTCGACGCGACAAAGGCGAAAGATATTCAGTTACGGTTTGGAGATGCATCCTTCTACGCGAAAATTGTCGCCATCCTGCGAAGGATAGATGGATCTGCAGTTCGTGACATGAACACGATGGTTCTCGAAGTCCAAGGTGGTACACACGATGGGTCTACGAGTGGTCTGGATGAACCCATCACGGTGGGAACGAAAAATGTGTTTGGTGGGGATAACGATTACCCGTGGAATCCAAACATAACCGTCGGTACGAAAGGTATCATCATGACCCCACTCACGGGTGGTACGCGCGTCTACTCATATGACATACACATCGACTTGATAACTTCGCGGGGAGGAAAACTTATTTCAATACTTAACAGAAATACGAGCGGTGTTGATATCTTCGATGGAGAAGTCGTTCAAACGTTCAGTTACTAAATATTTACTACGGGGGGGGTGTCCCCGCGGTAGATACAGTACATTTATGCCCTCATGGAATCCGAAACAGCGAGTAAAATGACGCTGATGATAAAAGCCATGATGACGTAATTCAATTCAGTCTCTTCGTACCCAATCTGAGGCTTAGCAGTGGGTTCTACGACAGGCTTTTTCTCCTGTCGGACAGGAGGATCCAAGTCCTCCAGCGGACAATACGCTATCATTTATATATATTTAGAGATTAATTTCAGTCTTCTTTTTTCGCCTGGTTCGTTTGGGTTTCGAATTCTCAACATTAACCTCCCTCAACTCTCCGCCGGTCGAGTCACCGGAGATGGAAACAATATCAGAGAGGTCATCGTCACTCTCTTGGGGAGGTGCCATCGTGGTGTTCATAGGGGGAGGTGGAGGCATCATGATCCCACCCATGAGGCTGGAGATGTCCACACCGGGTCCTTGCATCTCATAGTTACCCGTTCCACCCACGGGGGCATCCGTCGCGGGTTCACCGGGGTTTCGGGTCGTGTTCTGAACCGCCGCCATCATGTTCTTCACGAGATCTGGGTTTTGCTTCATGACATCGTTCATGTTGGGCATCACCGATTTGAACATAGAATTGGTAAGATGGAACATCATTGCAGATCCACCGAGCATCATAATCAGCTTGACCTCTGGGGCGACGTTCACCTTCGAGCGATACTTCACATAGAGTTCTTCAAATACACCATCATAGTCATCAACATTCTCCATCACAGACTCGGACCAACCCTCGAGCTGAATCTCAAAGGGATTGTACCTCTTATTAAGGAACTCCAGGCCAGTCACACAGGCGACGAGCATACGCCTCGAAAAGCGTACGGATTGTTCCACGTCGATGCTATAGGTGATACGCTTCACCTCCGAACGAAGCTCATCTACGTTTGAGTACGCGTTGAGTCTCTTGTTCACCGCGAATCCCTTCTTCTCCAGACGCCCAAGTTTGTTGATGAGATCCGCCTTTTCCTCATCAATAGAGGTGTACCCCTTGGAGGGTTGCTCTTCCTGCATACTCGGACCCGGGCCCATAGGCTCATCATCGTAAAAGTCTTCTCCGTAGTCAACCTCCGCCTCGTCTTGAATGGGCTGCTGAGGCGCGGACTGCTTATTGGGATTCACAAAAGCATCCATCGCTTCTTGGTGCTGCTGAGGGGGTGGTCGGTGCATGGGCTGACTGGGTCGCGGCACGGGTTTGGGACGAGGCATGGAAATCTGAATCTCATCCATGAGCGCCTGCTCGTCAGCGTCTAATTTCATCACGGTGGTGTTTCCACGTTCGAGTACGATTTCTTCGTCCATCTACTCTCTAATTGGAAACTAAAAAAATATCTTTAACGCGCTTTATAAAAAATGTCTGTACATAGTAAATGTTCAAGTTCAACAAGGCGAATCGTAATGCCCTCACGATGATCAGTGTGCTGTTCGGTATCATCTTCCTTCTGATCTCCACCCGTGAATCTTACCAGCCCAGGCCGATCAAGATCAACCCCGTCCGTGAAGAGTCCATCTTCAACCTTGAGAATAAGGTGGAGTGCACCCCCGGTCGCAAGGATGGTAGCGCGTACACCAAGGCTCTCACCCCCGGTGGTCTCTGTGGTGCCCAAGAACTCGTGTCGGACCTCGCGGGCTATGAGATTTCGGAGGGAATCGGTGGATCTTTAATCTAAGGTAACTATATATGGCTCTCATCACTTCTCCGGCTGAGACTATTCCGGATCTCAACTATGAGTATCACACTCTGACGATTGATACTATTGGACAAGACAACGCCAACACGTTCACGTGTCACCTTCAACAGCCCATTAAAAATATCGTACAGGCGAGGCTTCTCGCGGCGCGTATCCACTCGACTGTGGCTACGGAACACTGCTATGTTTCCATAAAGGAGTTGGACACCATCTTCTCAGATCGTGCCTCTAATGTCTATGAAGGTCAGTCTTCACTCAGTATGCTCCGTGGATCCTTCGCGAGTGTTCTCTCGGATGGAGCTGCGACCATCTCGTTCAAGGACAATTACAGCATCGCCACGCAATACATCGATCCCATCCGCCGCCTCGACCGTCTCACGGTGACGATCCGCGACCAAAATGGAAACCCAATCGTACCCCCAAGTCCCGCGAAGGATAATTTCTTAGTTCTTCGATTCGTGTGTAGAAAACCTAATTTGTAATTTTCTTTAGTTAAAGTAGTATACCATGTCCGCTGGTATTGTTCAATTGATCGCTATCGGGGCTCAGGATGAATACATCGTGGGTAACCCAGAGATATCGTTCTTTAGTTCAACATTCAAAAGACATGCTAATTTTTCACAGTCCATCGAAAAACAAACCATCCATGGACCTGTGAAAAACAATTCTATGAGCAGCATTCAATTCGAACGTTCCGGTGATCTTTTGGGGTATGTCTATTTCACGATTGATGATACCACCCAAGCACTTGATGTTCAACGTTGGGACACGATCATCGATAAGGTGGAACTCTATATTGGAGGGTCTCTCGTGGACAGTCAAGATGCCATTTTCACAGAGAAGATTGCTATCGATACGTACGCCCAAAATGTATCCAAGAGTGCGAACGGAACACATCCAGGTGTGAGTGCGAGGTCCTTTTTTTACCCCCTGCGCTTCTTCTTCTGTGAAGGCCCTCAGTGTGCCCTTCCACTCGTCGCGCTTAATTACCACAACGTGGAGATTCGCATTCACTGGGCAACCACGGCATCCAATTACAACGTCGAATGTTTCGCCAATTATTACTATTTAGATAATGAAGAGCGTGGACAAATCGCCTCGCGCAAACACGATCTCCTGATCACACAAGTTCAGAAAAACATCGCCTCGGGTACTATCGTTCAGGATTTGACCTTCAATCACCCGGTGAAGTATCTCGCATCTTCAGACACGACCACAGACGGTGCACTCACGTCGACAACAAACAAGGTTAAATTAAACATTAACGGTCTCGATGTGAGTAATTACAAATGGGGAAAGCCACACTTCATCGATGTTGCGAGTTACTATCACACAAACTTCGTGACGTCTCCCGACTTCTTTCTGTATCCATTCTGTCTCTCCACGAGTTCCCTCCAACCTACGGGTACACTGAATTTCAGTCGCCTTTCTTCAGCCAAGATCATGAGTGAAACCATGCCCATCAACGACCCTATATACGCGGTCAACTACAACATCTTACGTATCGAGAACGGTATGGCCGGTCTCCTCTATGCAAATTAAAATGCCATTCTATATTAAATGGTCAAGAACTTACCGACGGTGGAACGTTCAACCAAGATTAGGTTCGGTCGGAACTGTACCGACGACCAGGCGGAAAATACGATCGTGTTCAACGCAAGTGATACACAAATTGAGGTACCATTTTCAGATTCGGTGTACATGACACCCTTACGGCAACGTACGGATCTGACCGATAGAAATATTACTGTATTAGCGTACAACCAAATCACGAAAGAGGTGATGGACTCGGGGGCTGTCGCTGAAGATATTCTCAATTTCACACTCGAAGCTGCTGTGATTAATGGTAACGTCACCGGAAACACAGTTTCTTTCAATAACACATTCACTTCCGTCACGACACTCTCCAATGTTGGTGTAGCGAATGGATCACCCATCCACACACTCGACGTGGGTTCGACATTTAATGTAGACATAGAAGGTTCAAACCTTCTCACAGTTTTAGGAAACGCATATATTCAAGACAATTTAATGGTGGATGGTAATCTGGATGTGAACGGCACGATCACGACACTCGATACGGTGAACACCACGATCAAAGATGCCATCGTCGAAATCGGAAAGGGAAACCTCTCCTCGGATCTCGGTTTTATCATGGATCGCCCGGCGTCTAACGTCGCCATGGGATTCCGAGAAGGAACGGATGAACTCGTGTTGACATACACGACGAGTAGTGCTGATGGGTCTACGATAATTCCAAAGGTGGATGAGACTCTCGATGTACACGTGTACGGTCGAGTCCTCACAGAATCCAACGTGGGTATTCTGAACACCACACCCACACATACTCTCGATGTGGGTTCTAATCTATTCGTAGATGAGTTCGGTTCTAATGTTTTGTACGTCACTGGAAATACCCATACGACAGATATTCTTTCAATTGGAAACAAGGTGGGAATCAAAGAGACTGATCCAGACGCAGAACTTCATGTGGTGGGCAACGTCTATGTGTCGAGTAATTTAACGGTCGATGAGGATACGTTTCATGTGGACGCGACGACACACTCAGTGGGAATTGAAACGAAGGAACCCGATGCCAATTTACACGTTGTTGGTAATGTCTATGTTTCTTCGAATCTCACTGTTGATGAAGATACGTTTCATGTGGACACGACAACACACGCCGTTGGAGTCGAGACCAAGGAGCCGGATGCTAACCTTCATGTGGTGGGCAACGTCTATGTGTCTTCGAACCTGACGGTCGATGAGGATACGTTCCACGTGGACACGACAACACATAGTGTTGGAGTCGAGACTAAGTCCCCCGACGCAAATCTGCATGTGGTTGGCAATGTGTACACATCGGGGGATCTGACCGTGGATGATGACACGTTTCACGTGGATGCGACGACACACTCCGTGGGAATTGAAACGAAAGAGCCAGATGCTAACCTTCACGTGGTGGGCAACGTCTATGTTTCTGATGATTTGACCGTTGCGACGGATACGTTCCACGTCGACGCGACGGGCAAGTCCATAGGACTTGGGACGGTGAACCCTAATGCGAACCTTCATGTGGTGGGGAATGCGTACGTCTCTTCGAATCTCACCGTAGATACCGATACGTTACACGTGGATGCGGTGACCCATAGTGTCGGAATTGAAACGAAAGAGCCAGATGCTAAACTCCATGTGGTGGGCAACGTCTATGTTTCTTCGAATCTCACTGTGGATGAGGATACGTTTCATGTTGATGCGACGGGCAAGTCCATAGGACTTGGGACCAAGTCCCCCGATGCTAACCTCCACGTGGTGGGCAACGTGTACGTGTCAGATGATTTGACCGTTGCCACGGATACGTTACACGTGGACGCGGTGAGAGATTCCGTGGGTGTTGGGACAGTGAACCCTAACGCGAACCTCCATGTGGTGGGCAACGCATACATCTCCTCGAATCTGACCGTTGACGAGTCTACGTTCCACGTGGATTCTGTCACGAATAGGGTGGGTATATCGACTAAAGAGCCACACGCGAACCTTCATGTCATGGGTAATGCATACATCTTTTCCAATTTCACAGTCGATTACAATACGTTCCATGTCGATTCTCTCACAGATTCCGTGGGTATTCGAACTGTGGATCCCGATGCAAACTTTCACGTCGTGGGTAACGCCTACGTGTCGGATGATTTCACCGTCGCCACAGATGCGTTCCACGTGGATGCGGAGTACGACTCCGTTGGAGTCGGGACGGTGAACCCGAACGCCAACCTCCATGTTGTGGGTAATACATATGTGAGTTCCAACTTAACGGTTGACACAGATACTTTACATGTGGACTCTGTGACCCATAGTGTTGGAGTTGAGACAAAGACACCTGATGCCAATCTTCACGTGGTGGGTAACGTGTACGTGTCAGATGATTTGACAGTCGACGAGAACACATTCCACGTCGATGCAGGACGGCACGCTGTTGGTATTGAAACAAAGTTACCAGATGCTAATCTTCACGTCGTTGGTAATGTCTATGTTTCTTCAAACTTGACTGTGGATACCGATACATTCCATGTGGACACGGCAACACATAGTGTTGGAATCGAGACCAAGTCCCCTGATGCTAACCTCCATGTGGTGGGCAACGTGTATGTCTCTTCAAATCTCACGGTGGATACCGATACCTTGCATATAGATGCGTTGAACCACTCAGTGGGAATTGAAACCCTGACACCAAATGCCAACCTCCACGTCGTAGGAAATACATACGTTTCTTCCAATCTCACGGTGGATACCAATACATTACACGTCGATGCGTTGAACCACTCAGTGGGAATTGAAACCCTGACACCAAATGCTAACCTCCATGTCGTAGGAAATACCTATGTTTCTTCGAATCTCACGGTCGACACGAATACTCTTCATGTAGATGCGGTGAAACACTCTGTGGGAATTGAGACGTTGACGCCCAGTGCCAATCTTCACGTTTCGGGGAACGCCTACGTGTCCTCAAATGTTACTACAGATGGCACCCTAACCCTAAATAACCCCACGACGGCTTTGACGACTGATCTCACGTCGAATGTTGAAGTCAAGTTGGACCAGTTGAACAGTGTCTCCATAGATGGACCCTTAGCTGAGCATATACTCATATATGACGGTACCGATTGGATGAATGATTTCCCGATGCACACGTATATCCGAATTCGAAACGATCTCAACGGTGTAAACATCGAGGCGGGTGATGCCGTCTATGTTAAGGGTACACACAACGCGAACATCCTTAACGTGGGTCTCGCCCTGTCCGACAGTGCCACGACCATGCCCTGTATCGGTCTCTCAAATCAGACCCTGACACCTGGTCAGGAGGGAACTGCGGTCGCATACGGTAAAGCACTCAGTGTTGTCACAGATACATTCCTCGCGGGTGAAACGGTCTACGTGAGTAACACTGTACCTGGTGGTCTCTCGAATGTGAAGCCTTTCTATACCGATTCAGTTCCAAACTTGATTCAAAACGTCGGTGTGGTTACAAAGATACATGCGAGTAATGGTGGTGTTTTCGTGACGGGTATCGGTCGCGCGAACGACGTTCCAAATGCACAGGTGGTTCTGGACGAAGGGGACATTAATTGGGTCTATGTGAATGACGAAAACAACGATTTCAAAAAGATTGAACCCTCCAATTTACTCACACAACTCCAAACTCTCCAACAAGTGACTGATACAGGGAACACCACCTCAAATACGATTCAATTCACGAATGCAACTACAGGTCTCGTGACCACCTCAAACCTTAAAGTGGGCTCGAACATCTCGGTCACGGGTCTCACAGATCCCATCAATAAGTACCTCCCCATGGTCAACACGGATGGGTTTTTCCAAAAGTCTCCCGTCTATCTCACACCCGCTGGTAAGTATGTCATCTCAGCCTCCGAAGCGGAGTTTTTGGGGAACATCACTTTGAGTGGTAACGCCACCATCCTCAATTCAGAATCCGTGACCATTTCGGATCGCATCTTCGGTGTTGGGGCGAACAATTCGGCTTCGGGACTGGATAGTGGTTTCATGATTGAACACCAGGAAGGTATTCCACTCGAATACGCCAACGTCGGACTCATTTACCACGCGGATGAACACCGTTTCTCCGTAAGCTACACCCAAAACACGTTCACGGATGATCACATCCTTCACTACGAGGATGAGACACATCGAATGTTGATTGATTTGTTTGGTAATGTGGAGGTCCAACATAATTTAGTGGTGAATGAGACTTTGAATGTCACCGGAACCACGAGCCTCGCGGATGATCTCACCGTGGGTGCCGCCTCCAATCTTTTCGTGGATGTGAGTACCTCACGTGTGGGTATCAACGAGGCTTCCCCAGGGGCGTCCCTCGATGTTGGGGGTGACGTGAACATTCAAAGTGTCGTTGACTCTACGTCCAAAACCACCGGAGCGCTCGTGGTCGCGGGTGGTGTCGGTGTCGGGGGAGACGTCTATGCCTCGAACGCTGTCGTCTCGGGTGATTTCACGGTAGATACAGATACACTCATCGTGGCTTCGGGAACGAACCAGGTAGGTATCAATAAGGCGGTCCCCACGGTGGCTCTCGATGTGGTTGGCGATGTGGTCATCACGGATGATCTCACTGTGGATACGGATACTTTGATTGTCAATTCGACGACCGACCGGGTGGGTATCAACGTGTCGGCCCCAGATGCTTCTTTGCATGTCGTAGGAAACGTCCACGTACAGAATACGACTGAGGCGTTTTCCAAGATAACAGGCGCCATGACCATCGCGGGTGGTCTTGGGGTCACCGCGAACGTCCATGCCACACAATTCCACGGTGACGGGTCGAAGCTGACCGGTCTGGTCACGACTCTTGAAGATGTGGCCAATAACGGAAATACCATGTCTAATACCATCCAATTTACGAATACCTTCACATCATTCGTGACAGAGGGGAACGTAGGTATCTCGAATACGGCTCCGAATCACGATCTGAGTATCGGGTCGAACGTGTACATAGAAGATACGGGATCCAACGTGATTCACGCGACCGGAAACATTTATGCGACTCGATTCATAGGTGACGGTTCCTTCCTCGAAAACATCGCCTCTTCCTTCCAACAAATCACAGATAATGGAAACGAAACCACAAATACCGTAGAGTTCCAAAACACGGGAACATCTTTGATCACCTTTGGAAAGGTGGGTGTCGCGAACACAGCGCCAGGCCATGATCTGAGTGTCGGTTCGAATCTCTACGTGGAAGATGCAGGCTCGAATGTCGTACACGTGACGGGGAATATCTACGCGACCCGGTTCATCGGTGACGGTTCGTTCCTCGAAAACATCGCCTCTTCCTTCCAACAAATCACAGATAATGGGAACACCACATCAAACACCGTCATATTTGAAAATGGGGACACGTCACTCGTGACCGATGGAAAGGTGGGTATTTCGACTCGCGCACCAGCTGCAAATCTCCATGTCGTGGGTAACGCGTACGTGAGCAACGTCGTCACGGTGGCGAGTGGTCTGGTCGTGAACAGAGACCAAGTGGCCAAGAAGACCTATTCATATTCCGGGACAATCACAGCGAGTGCACAACCTTACATTAACGTCAATTTCACGTCCAATATCTTTTACTCTAAGATTTCGGCACAATTAGTGGACGGTACTGAAGAGTTGAGTACCATGATTCTCGAAGTTTCGGGTGGTTCTAAGGATGGAGTCACACCGACTAAAAACATTTACGTGGGTACCAAAAATATTTTCGGGGATCCGGACAATACGAATCCGTGGGATGCGATCGTTGTCACCACAGGAAACCGAGTGGCGATACGACCCGCCCTTCAACTCGATACCAACGGGGAGTATCACATCTTCGTGGAGTACACATCCGCAAACCCAGATGGACGCGTGACATCGATCGACGAGAACTTGACGAGTGTCATCACGTTTGGGTACTGATAAGATTTTCTCCGGTACTAATAAATGGTACGGACGAATCTCCAAGAATTTGGGGGGGATGTCCACGTTTTAAGTAACCTACAGGTGGGGTCGAATCTGTTCGCGAACGACCTGGCGGCGAACGTTTTGTCCATAGCGGGAAACGTCGCAGCGGAATATTTCATCGGTGACGGTGGCTTTCTTTCGAATATCGCCACGACCCTCGATGATATCATCTCTAACCCCAACGGAAATAGTGTTTCCAATACGGTCGTTTTCATTTCCGGACAAGATCCAATCGCGAATACCGCGATCGTGACGTATGCGAACGTGGGGATAAGTGTTTCAAACACCAACCCCTCTGGAGAGTATCAACTTTCCATCGGGTCCAATATTTTCGTGAACACACACGCCTCGAACGTTTTGACCATCATCGGTTCCGTGGGGGCGAATACATTCATCGGTGATGGTGGTCTTTTGTCCAATATCGCGACGACGATCGACCAAATTATTGACCAAGGAAACACAGTCTCCAACACTTTACAACTCATTTCTGGTATGGACGCGACTTCAAACACAGGTCTCGTGACCCATAAAGATGTTGGGATCAGCGTTTCGAACGTCAACCCTACCGGAGAGTTTCAGTTCGGGGTCGGCTCGAACCTTTTCGTGAATACCTATAGCTCTAACGTTTTGAGTATTGAAGGGAACGTCAACGCCCAAAAGATGACCCTGGGAACGATCGCTGTGACATCTGCGTACGGTCTCAACCACGTGACCGCCCAAGGAAGTGCGACTGGGGATACGATTTCTCTGACCAACGCGACCACCGGCCTTTCTGCGGATTCAAACATCGTGGTGGGTGGAAATGTCACCGCACAGACCGTGATTACCTCTGCGAACGTTGAGGTTGGGGATCGACTTAAATTTGCATCCAACGTTTTCGTGGATGATCTTCGAATCGCAGATCTCGCGGCGAACCTTGTCACCTATGATAAAACCACCGGGGAACTCATGGATTCCGGGGGTCTTTTCGCCAATAAACTGGCGGTCGTTTCGGTTCAGCCTCCTTCGGCCCTGAGCGCGAACGTGACCACGGTGGCGAAACATGGGACATACACTTTGACCACCTCGGGACTCCTCGCGGGTTCAAACACGTGGAACGCTTTCGATGGGGCGGCGGTGGAATGGACATCTGTGGGTCCGTACGATGCCGGTGGAGGTGTTTACAGCGGTACATCCAACCTTTTCGCGGGGAATTATATTCAACCCGGTGTTTCAAGTGCTGGTGATTGGCTCGCGATCGAGTTCCCATACAAAACGACCCTGCGTCACATGAAACTGACCCCTCCCGCGATCGTCGCGTCGTACCCCGCCTCTGCGAACATTTATGCGACCAACGATTCGCTCACGTGGACGGAGGTGGCACAGTGGGGTGACGTGGATCCCGTGACGTCTTCGAACGTCCAAACGATCATCGTGAACGCTTCTGAATCGTACAAAAGGTATGCGATGGTCGCGACCAAATCGAATGGGTCAACTTCAAACGTCGCACTCGGGGAATGGAAACTGTTCGCGGAATCCTTCTCGATCGATGGTGGACAGATTTCGATGGCACAACAACCGGTTACCGGTGGTGAGACGATGATGGAGCAAAGTGGGCCTCATGGGAGGTTGCCAAAGGCGGTGCCTTTGAAGAAGTTCCCCGAGATTGTTTTTGAAGAGGGGAAGTTCGATCAGAACCACTCAACCAATACCTATGTCCAAGCGGGATATACGGTCACGGCGAGTAGTCAGGACTATCGATCATCAAGAAGTCCGTGGTGTGCATTCGATGATAATGATAGTACCCACCAAGAATTCAATGCCGCCGTTCATTTATATGACGGTGGTAACGGTACGAATCCGGGTTTTGCTACCACTAATGCAGTCGAAACGACAAATGTTGATGGATCCGGAACATATAGAGGTGAATGGTTACAAATAGAATTACCTAATAAAATTAAACTAAACAAATATGTACTGGGGAAACGTGCGAGTGGTATAACCGGGATTATGCCCAAGGAAGCAAAAATACTCGGTTCTAATGATGGAACTAACTGGACAACTGTATACGATCATAACGATACCCGGGGTCCGTATAGTACCAGTGCTACAATTGTAGAAAAACGAATTTTTCAAGTAAATTCTTCCAGTTATTATAAATATTTCAGATTGGCTACAAATAAATTGTTCCCAACTGGATTGCTTAACGATAATACCATGACACCCAACATAGCTGAATGGAGTCTCTACGGCTACGAAGAAGACATACCCTTAGGTGACACCTCCGTGGATACCACCTTCACCTCCATCATGAACACCCCCCAAACGACTGGGGCCCAAGTGTACGTCGATGGGAGCTTAGGTGAGACTTTCACGAACCGTGTCGTGGGTCCAACCGTTTCCAACACGCACACGACCTATGTGAGTACCGAGAAATACTGGGAACTTTCGGGGAATGTTGAATCTAATGTGACCCTCGAGGCCAATACATTCCTTTCGGGTGATGCCCCACACTCCCTCTCTATGTGGTTCAATTCTTCTAATTTGGAGGCGAACGTTTCCAATTCTTGTATCTTCTCGTTAGGTACAGAGGAAAGGTTAGATCATGTCAGTGCGGCGTTTAGTAACACGTACCAAACTGTGCAGAAGATTGTGGCATCGGATGGAGCTGCGGATGACCGATTTGGAGCAGGTGACGGTGGTAATAGTGTGGGTATGTCAGGTGATGGTTCTATAGCAGTTGTCGGCGCGTTTTATGATAATACAAAAACCGGTGCTACATACATTTTCATAAAAGATGCGAACGGTAGTTGGAAAGAAGTTCAAAAACTTACAGCCTCAGATGCGACCACAGAAGATAGGTTTGGCTGTGGGGCCGACATTTCGAGTGATGGAAACTATATTGTGGTTGGTGCCTATTTAGCGCATTCAACAGATGGAAACAATACCAGTAATGTAGGTAAGATCTATATATTTAAGAGAAATGCGGGTACTAATACATGGTCAGAACAACAGATTCTAGCATCGAGTCACGAATCCGCGGAAGACTACTTTGGTAGACGAGTGAGTATTTCTAGTGACGGTACATATGTCGTCACCCAGGCGCAAAATGATGACGAAACAGTAAGTAATGGTGGTGCTGCGTATGTGTTCAAAAGAACTGGCAGTACCTGGAACACGACACCATTCAGGCTTATTTCGGATGATATCGCCGCAAATGACAATATTGCGACATCTCTTGAAATTTCGAATGATGGAAACTTTATAGCTCTTGGTGCACTTTACGAATCGGGTAATAATGGTTCCGTGTACATGTTCGCCAGGACTGGGGACAACACATGGGTACAACAACAAAAAATCAGTAATCCGGATGTAAGTGGAATCAATAATTACTTCGGTGGAGAGAACCAATGTGTTTCTATATCCAGTGATGGAACATACCTCATCGTTGGTGCGTATGGTCGCGCGAGTGATAACGGCGCAGTCTTCTTTTTCCAACGTACCGGAAGCTCGACATCTGATTGGACTTGGAGTTTAATGGGTAGTGTACAAACCAATCCTACAGGTGCCACGGGTGATCTATTCGGACGAGCCGTTAAAATGTCCCCAGATGGTACCGTAGCTTTAGTTCATTCTAGAGATGATGTAGGTGGTACAGATGTGGGTGCAGTATTTTTATACAAACGCTCGGGGAGTACGTGGACCTACTCGCGCACAATTCAACATAAAGATCAGACAGCCAGTGACTATTTTGGTTCAGCACTTGGTATATCAACGGATGGTAGCTATTTTGTAGCTGGTAGCTGGCATGATGACGATCTAGGAACCGATGCCGGTGCCGCCTACATATACACTCGCGACACTACACATCACCTCACCACAGATTTGAAACTCCAATCGAACACGTGGCACAACCTGACCTACGCGTACCAAGGTGAAGGTGGCTCCCGAGTCACCTACCTGGATGGACGTAAGGTGGCCGAAGACCAAGCCGAAGATACCTTCGGGGACTACCCACCGTTTGCGATGACGGGGTACTCACAAGGTGGGTATGTGGTGAGTAGTAATTATGAACATGGAACAGAAGCACTCAAATCATATAACGCATTCAATTCAACAGGAACTGGTTATCGCTGGCAGGTTAATGGTGGTTACTCAACATCAGGTGATTATTTAGCTGTTGCGGTTAATGGAGTACTTCCATCGATTACTGATACAAATGGAACTCCCCATGTTGGTCATTGGTTAAAATTGGAATTACCACATAAAATTTTTTTAAATAGGTTCAAAACCACGGAGTTTAACAATGTCGTTTATCATATGAAATCGTATGTTATCTTGGGTAGTAACGATGATATAAATTGGACTTTACTTCACACTGAAACTGACGCTAATTTACTTGGTGGCCCTGGGGGTGGAAGTCATGAGACTGGAATATCTGGTGTGACCCAGGCTTTCAAATATTTAAAACTTTTAGTGAAATCAAAAGCAAGGGCCGACAGCATCTTACTGGTTCAAGAAGTGTCTTACTACGGCCACCGCGAGAATGACCTGGTCCGCCTTCCCGATCCCACCAACGTTCTCAAGTATCCGCACATCGCGATGACTGGTCCGGCCCAAAGGGGGTATGTGGCGAGTTCGAGTGGTGGATATGCGACTACACCCGATAAAGCATTTGATGGTAATTATGAATCGTCGGGTGGAAATTGGTTGTCAACTGCCGCCACGTTTTCAAGTGGTGTCGCACAAAGTGTAGAAACATTTGATGGATCTGGTTCCGCTGTAAATGGTCCATGGTTGAAAATCGAAATGTCCCGTAAAATACTTCCAACCAAACTGGATATGTTTGTACGTGAATCTGGTAATAGTAATCCACGTCAACCCAGATCCGGTGTTATTTATGGTTCAACTGATAATTCTAGTTGGACAAATCTAGGATCGTTTTCATACGCGAATACAACTTTAACCGGTGCCTCAACAGCGAATGAAATAACACTGACTCCTTCACCATCTGGAACACACTATAAATACTTTCTACTACATGTTACTCAAATGATGACAGATAAGGGAGCAAGTGATCGTGTTTCTATCACCGGTCTCGAATTCTACGGCACAGAAGAGGCCACCTCCGTCCCCATCCAGATCGGTGGTGGGAATATCGACAAGGTGGCGAACTTTAGGGTGTACGATAAGTTTATTGACCAAAACCAAGCCCTCGAGATTTGGGATGCCCAAAAGGATGAGTTCGGCCGGGCGAAATCTTCGATGACCCTCCACAAAGGTCGCCTAGGCATAGGGACGACGGAACCTCAAGGAAGGTTGGCGGTGGCGGATGAACCAGCCCCTACATTTGAACCCCGTTGGCCACCAAAACCATTAGTCGGTTATAACACACACATAGAAGGATACGGTGAATTTGTGGTTTATAGAAGTGGAAATGAAAGTACTGGACAGTATAGGGGTAATTCTTGGTATATTTTTGACGACAACCAAGACACGCTAACACCGACGTATCACGGCGAACGAGACGTTAATGACCCTATTAATGGTAACTATAGTTATTTTAAGGGTACCAATGGCGAGTATACTGGTAGTAAATCAATAGGTGGTATATCGGGTGACTGGACAGTCTTAGAGTCCCCAAAACCTATCAAAATAAATGATATCATACGCATGCGCTGTAGAAGTGCTAGTCAAAACACAACGGGGTTTATCATAGCTGCTGCAAATGAGTTTGATGGTGGATGGACAAAGTTGACCGAACAAAGTAATTTGGTATGGCAAGTCGGTGGTGTTGGTGAGAGTAAAACATTTCATTTCGCCAATGATAAATACTATAAATATTACGCAATTATCATCACACAAGCACCCGCTCAATATGGATATCCCACCCTTTCAAATATGGAATTTTCCGGTATTGTTCGACGGCAGGGTCAATCCGTCCTCCACGATGGCCAACTAACCCTGACCAAGAACCTCACAGTTCCCCGCATTGGGCCGGCTCTCGACGCGGACGATACACCCCGTCGGGACCGGCTCGTGGTGGAATACAATACCTCGACCAACCCCACATTCGATGGGGCTGTGAGGGATACGAGTGGGAGGGGGAATGATGGGGTGTTTGTGGGGACAGCTTCGTATGATGCTACGGAGAAAAATTTAGTAACTCCGGGAAATGCTAGCTCAGCAATAACATCTGGTATTTTAAAGCACCTTGAAGGTCAACCAACACTTTCTTATGCGTTCTGGTTTAATCAATCAGCCACAAACGGAAATAACTGTATGATTGTCAATCTTTCGGCTGAAGGAAATTACGGTTTCCCCGGTATCGGTGGTGTGTTTATCTTTAGCACTGGTATATTGACGACTACTTATGGTGGGGTAGGTATACAGTTAGACAGTGCATTATCAACAGGTGTTTGGCGTCATGTAGTGGCTGTATGCGATGGACCTAGTGGAGTGGATAATATGACGATATACATAAACGGTGCAAAACCAGCTCAAAGTAATTGGGGTACAACAGGTCTTGTACAAAACTTAGTAAATCCGCGGCTAAGAATCGGGGGTGCGGCATCTGGTACAACTGATATGTTTGATGGCTCCATCTCCAACTTCAAACTCTACGACACGGCCCTCACCGCCGAAGAGGTCAAGACCCTCTACGATATGGGTCGGTGCGACGAGGGCCACCACGTGGTGAACTTCTCGAAGACTCGGGTTGGGATCGGCCTAGGGGATGGGGAAGCTCCTAGGGCAGCTTTGGATGTATCAGGGGGGATGAGTCGTGGGACGTTTACAATTAGTCAGCTAAACAAAAATTGGTGGGAAGGTGGAGGTGCCGGAATACGATTTTTACAATATGGTACCGATGACCATTGGGATTTAAGTGTCGCTTCACCTACTGACGATAATCTTGCATTTGGTTATAATGGTCAATCGAGGGGTTATTTTAGATACAATGGTGGAAACGTCAATCAAAATTTCACCGGACAACACAGAACTTTTATTAAGAATGTTCCCTTTTCCCAAGCGGGTGATTTAGAAGGTCTTGTCGTTTCTTCGGATCAAAACAAATACATTAAAATGAGTGGTGGTATTGAAGCTGGGTCGAACGCGATTACCACAAATGAATCACTTCCAATCGTATCTCTCTCGAACGCCGTGACAGATAAGAAGTGTTTCGGTGTCATATCAGCCTCTGAAGACCCCGAACAACGTGAAGATGAATATGGTAGTTTTGTTTCCGTCGCCGAAAAAGAAAAGGGTGATACCCGCGTCTATATCAACTCCGTCGGTGAAGGTGCTATTTGGGTCGTGAATACCAACGGGTCCCTCGAATCGGGTGATTACATCACGACATCCAACGTCGCTGGCTACGGTCAAAAGCAAGAGTCTGATTCACTCAAGAACTATACGGTCGCCAAGATAACTATGGATTGTGATTTCAACCCCGCGACCCAACCTATCCAGCAGATCCTTCGATCCAATGTCATTCAGACCTATTATTTAGGGAATGTTCACAAAGTAAAGTCTGTTCCCCACGAATTCGTGACGACCACTGTGGGTGCGGATGATGCTTGGTCCAACGTTTCGGTTTCGCCCTCAGATGTCACCTACGCGGAATGGTCCAACCTGGAAGCCAATACACAAAACACATACACTTTAACATACACACAAACCAGTAATGTGGTCTACGATACCAAATACACACTCACGACGACCGCGAATGTCACTGAAAGTGATCCATGGGATCGGGTCTCGATCGATCCTCCAAGTGTAACCTACGCGGAGTACTCGAACCTTGAGACGAATACTCAAAGTTCATACAGTTTAACATTCACAAAAACAACTACAGATGAAAAGACTCCCGATGAGTGGTCCGCCCTTGAATCCAACACACAATCTCTCTACAACAAGGTCTATTACCAATCTGTGGAGGAGGAGGTGGCCTCAGACTATCCCGGGGCGACTACCCATACAAGGGTCACTGATGTGATTGAGAATGAACTCGATGCGCACGGGCAGATCCAATGGGAGGATCACGCCACAGAGACTGAAAAAGCCTATAAGATTCGGTATTTGGATGTTTCAGGTGCCCAAACAGATTCCGCAAATGCGGTGCACATAGCGGCCTTCGTGGGGTGCACGTATCACTGTGGTTAATCACCCGAGTAACGCAGTTACTCGTTCCAGTCGCTTTGCGACTGACCCTCAAAACAAACTTCTTACAAATTGAGTTCCAGTTTGTAACAAGTCCTTCGGCTTTTGGTCATTTAAAAAAACCTCCTCTTATATTAAATGTCGATACAGGCACCTCAGGGTATTTTGAACATCCCGAATGCCACCTTACGTGTCGGGCG